GTAAAGAAGGGTGATGGGAAGGATGTTACTCATCGGAACGGTAATCCTCGGGATAATTCTGGTGGTAATTTGGGTATATTGAGTGCGAGTAAGAACCGTAGTTTTCGTCGTACTAAGAAGGCAAGGAAGGCGCAGGTACATTGAACTATGAATTATTTGGTCGGATGATGGAGTTGGTTCATTTAGATCCTTTTTTTGCTAATACGAAAACGAGTGGTCATACTAATTCTCTTTATTACGCTGTTAAGCATGGGAAGGTTTTGACTCATTGTTCGGGGTCCGAGCTCCTTGGTTTTTGCACCTATGGTTTTTTCAGTGAAAAGGAGATAGAAGAGGATAACTGGTTTGGTAAAGAGGTCTATTCTCGTGAGTTTGGAGATGTGTTATACTTTCCTAAATTTCAATGTCGCGCTGGGAGGCGTGAGGTGATACGGTTTATACGAGATATACAGAGTTATATGTTTGATCATTACCCGGATGTAGAGACGGCGGGTGGTTTGCGTGTATATCCGGAGGGCCGCAAACGTAATGAGCTTTGGCACAGGAAGGTTTCATGAGATATTGGGTTTATAGTCCGTTACGTTACGCTGATTTCTGGGGCTTTGCAGTTCGAGATACTAACGGCGACAATGGCAACAATGATGACGGCAACGACGGCGGCGATACCAACCAAGACCGTATTAATGATCTGTACGCCGAGCACGGTGACGACGTTTGGGATGAGGCTGGGGATGAGTTAAACGATTTATTAGAAGAGGGTCGAGACGCGACCTATACAGGCGGCAACGGCAACGGCACTACTACGGGCGGCAACGACGACGACGGCGGCAACGACGGCGGCAGCACTACTACTACTGTGAGTAGAGAGTATAAGACTACGGATAGCGGCTCTGTTTATTTTGTTGATGCGAACGGGGTTAATCAGTACGTTGCTGGATCCAACTGGGGTCAGGCTAATCCTTCGACTGATTTACAGCAGTATTTGGATTCGACTAATCACCCTCAGAAGGACACGGGTTCTTCTACTTCTGGGACCGCGACCACTGGACCTGTGACGGTTAGTGTAAGTGTAGCGAACGGCGACACATTGAGTGATCTTGCTGTAACCTACAACACGACGGTTGCGGCGATTGCGAATGCGAGTAACATTAATTTAGCGGATGTTAACGACATTAACATTGGAGATACGTTAACGATACCGAGTGGTTCGAACACGACTGGTGAAAGTATTTATGTGGATGTTCCCCAGAGTGTGTTTGACGAGAAGACGCCTGACGGTGCTATATCTGTTGACGGAAGTTTTTACGATGCGTTTGGTGATCCGTATCCTACGATGGATGCGATGGTTTATGGAGAGGACCAGCGTTTTAAGCAGGAGTCTTGGAGTAATCCTGACAACTGGGAAGTTGTTGTTGATGAGCAGGGTCAGTTGGATCAGAAGTACACTGGTGACATGGGTCGACCTGACAACGGTGCGTACACGGTTCCGAGTTTATCTACGTTGGCTGCGGCTGGAAACAACGACAGTGGTTATGATTTAGAGGTTATCGGCGGCACGACGTACATGAAGGACAAGTACGGTCAGACGTATCGTGACGAAGATGATTTAATCACTGGAGAGAAGCGCACGGGCGAGCAGGTTGCGAGTTACGAGGATCCATCCAACTACCGGATTGACGCGAATCAGCAGGATGAGTTAATTCGCGTTTACGTTGGCGACGAGGATGTTCCTTCGGTTGGTTTTGAAACTCCTAGTTGGTCGGCTGTGGATACGGCGCAGGAAAGCGCGTCGGACAAGGATGACTACTACGATTTAACTTTCGCTGATGGCGAGATGAAGGTTTTAGATTCGTATGGCAATTCATTTGAAACCCCTGCCGAAGCAGTCAAGAACGACTTATCTATAAACTCGCACCTTGATCCTTCTCAGTATGAAGTGATTAGTGCGGGAGGGGTTACTAATGCTGTTTACACTGGCGATTATGACACCCCGGAAGTTCAATCTGGCAGTACTTATCTTTACGAGGCTCCTAGTGTTACGGATGTTTTAAATAACACGACTTACAAGGACAAGGATTACACTGTTCGTTTTGACGACGCTACGCAGACGATTACGGCGGTGAGTAGTACTGGGGTTGATTTAGTTACTCAATTTGGCACTGAGCTAAACGAAGAATTAGTTTCGGCTTACGGTACAGCGGTAAACTCGGGTTATAGTGTGGGAACAGATGCTCTTGAAGAGCAGGTTACTGCGATTATGACTGTTGGTTCTATGTTCACGGACGCAGACAAGGACGGTTATCCGGACACGTTTGATGAGCGGATTGAGTATGGGTACGACCCAGTAGGTCCGAACAAGATTATTGATTCGATTGCCGCGACGGAAGACACTTACATGGGCGGCACGGCCTCTGAGTGGGACTCGTACTCCAAGGACCTTGGGGAACAGTACGGTGAAACAGCCGAAGAAACAGCGGATTTTTTTGCTGGGATAGCCAAAGGCGCTTCGAATATGTTCCTTGGAGCGTTAGAGGGGGTTGCGATTGCGGATTACAACGCGGCTCAGTCTTCGGTCGAGCGCGGGTGGCGTCAGCTTGACGAGGCGGGTGTTCGTTTAGATGAGACACGCGACGATTTCATAGAGGCGGTAAACAACGCAGGGTATGAGTTGTCTGATTTGACAGGCTTAAACCTGTCGAGCAACAAAGACTTTGCGGAGTTGTTGGGTACTGACGGAGCTTATAAAGCTGGGTTGTACTTTGCGGCTCAGGCGGGTGTTAAGAATGCCTACGAAACTGCAATGGAGAATCTTGAAGACGCGGGTGTTCCGTTGAACGATTACACCCTTTCTCAGTGGGCTGAAGGTGCTCGAAACTCGGTCAATGATTTTGTTGGAGAGTACAACGACCCGGATGGTTTAGCGAGAGCCTACGGCGAAGGTTTGGGCAGTGCGGCGGCGTTTTTGTCGGTTGCGATTCCTGCGGCGGCTATCGGAGCTCCAGTGATTGGTACGGCAGCGGTTGTGGGTTTAGGAGGGGCGTCCAACTCAGCGAGTATTTACAAAGAGGCTATACAATCTGGAGCTTCGCAAGAAGACGCTGCATTAGCGTCACAGTTTGCATGGTTGTCTGGTCCGCTAGAAGCTATTCCGATTGCGCGGGTTGTGAACAAGTTGCCGCCACAAGCTAAGAACAAGTTCCTAAATCTAATATACGACTCTGGATTTGAAGGTGGACAAGAGGGTCTGACTCAAGCCTACAACAATATGATTGCCAAGGGTATTTATGACCCGAATCGTGGGATCCTAGACAACGTAGGTGAAAGCGCGGTCATGGGTGTTCTGGTTGGTGCTACGGTTAACGCTGGTGTTGAGCTTTCGACTGCGGACTATAAAGCGTTTGGGTATAGTGATGCACAGGCGGATATGCTCAAAGAAACGAGCGGAATGCTTGCGGCGGGTCAAATCACGCAAGATCAAATTCAATCGTTTATTGACAAGGGTTATAGCGTTGAAGAGATTTCGGACGCCTTTAACTTTATAACGAATGATAATTCTCCGGTAGGAGATTTTGAGGGTCCTCCCGGTATGTCTGCTCCTACTATTGAGGAGTTAGCTGCGGATAGTGCGTTTAAAGATACGGCGATTGTGGGGTCTGATGGAAAACCTGCGGTAGTTTATCAGGTTCCGGGCACTAACAAATTCACAACAGTTCCGACGATTGATACTGCACCGCCTGTGTTTGTTAACGTGTCTAATCCTGTAACGATTGACGGTATCAACAACGACACTGGGTTTGAGAAAATTGTGGAGATTTTTGGCGAGGATAAAGCTACTGAGATCAAGAATGAGTACAATGAGACTGGCACCGTCACCATTACGGACGACATGGTTAATACCGTTGTAGACAATGGAAATGATGGGATCGTTATTAACGAAACCGGAGACGTGATTGTTGCTAATCCGAACTCTGACACAGTACATGAGGTTACGGATCCTGAGACAACCACGGACGACACGGTTGTTGCCACTCGTCCTGAGTGGAAGAACGAGATGGACCAGATGTATGCCACGATGGGTGGTATTAGTTTGGACGAGGCTCAACGGATCGCGGACCAGTACGGTGTGCCGATTACGGAGTTCGGGGATTATTACAAGGAAATGGTTGCTGTTAACCAGCCTTGGAAACAGGCTATTCTTGATAACTACTTGATGAACGGTCGGGTGGACTTCGATACGATCAAGCAGATCGAGGCTGATTTTGGAATTACGACTAACGAGTTCAATGATTTCTATAAGAAGCTGTCTATTGCGAGTGCCGATGGCTTTGATGCTGGGATCTTGGACGCGTTTGAGGGCGAGATTGATGACCTTGGTGGCACGATTGGGGTGCTCGAGGGTCAGCTTGACACGGCTCAAGATGCGGCGAACTGGGTAAACAGTCAGCTTGATGCGGACAAGAGCCGCAATGAGATTATCAACACGTTGAAATCGGAGGGCGGATTTAGTCAAACTGAAGCGGCTAAGTTGTATGACTCGATTTATGGGTTCCGTGAGACGATTGGCGGCTTGGAAACGGACATTACGGGTCTTGAGACAGACGTTGATACGCTTACTGGAGAGCGGGACTTTGCTGAAGGGGCGTATGGCGTAGTAAACGATGCGCTTGCGAGTGAGACGGATCGTCAGGATATTATTAATAATCTGGTTGAGAATGGGTTTGACAGTGCATCAGCGGCATCTTTGGTCGATACGGTACAGCAGATCCGCGAAACGGATGCTCAGTTACGCAGCGAAAAAGGCTTTGCGCAGGGTGCGTACAACTATGTAGAGACTAGACTGGCGGACAACGCAACCAGAGAAGAAATCTTTGCAGAGTTAAAGGACAATGGGTACACGGATGCGACGGCGAATACGTTGCTCGATGACATCCAAGGGGTGTTCAATGACAAGGCTGCGTTGGTTACGGACGTGTCATTCTCTCAAAACGCGTATGCCTTGGTTAATGCGCAGCTAGAAGCAGGCAAAACCCCCGCCGAGGTTGTGGAGTTGTTGGGAGAAAACAACTTCCCGACAGATTTAGCCCAAGGACTTGTAGACAGCATACAAACGTACCGAGATACGATTAGCGGATTGGAAACGGACGTTGAAACGGGCGAAGGTTTAACGCAGTTTGCCCAACAGGCTTACGATTACGTCAACGGACAGTTGGATGCGGAGACTTCGCTAGACGATATTGTCGCGGATTTAATCGATAACGGTTATTCTGAGGCCGGGGCGAACGCTCTGGTTACGAACATTGATGGGATGCGTACAAATCTGTCCGCGGCGGAGACTTCGCTGGGTACAGCCAACGCAAATCAGTTGTTTGGGCAGACGGCGTATAGTTTTGTCAATGAGCAGCTAGAACTTATTGCAAATCAGGACCCGGATGCCGAGGTTCAGCTTTCTGAGAACGACATTATCGCCAAGTTGGTAGAGAATGGGTTCTCCGAGGACAACGCGGCGACGTTGGTAGGCAATGTAACCACCATTCGGACTACAGAAACCACACTGCGAGACCAGATTGACGGCCTTGAGGCGGAGAATACGTTTGCCGAGGGTGCGTATGATTTTGTTAACACGCGTTTGGACGCGATGTTGGGCCAAGATCCGGACGCCGAGGTGCAGATTACCCCGGAATCCATTGTAAATGAGCTTGTTGAGAATGGATTTGACCAAACTACGGCTGAAAGCCTAGTTAGCAATGTCACGACGGTTAAGGATAAGGTTGCGGACCTTGGGATGCAGCTTGATACGCTTGGCACGGAGGCGAGTTTCGCGCAACGTGCGTATAGTTACGTCAATTCCATGTTTGATCAGGGCAAAACGGCGGAAGAAATTTCCAGTTCCTTGGTTGAGAAGGGGTTTGCGGAAGATACGGCGTCTACTTTGGTTACGAGTGTCGACGGAACGCGGACCACGCTTGCTGGTTTGGAGACGGACTTAGGAACGGCGCAGGATCAGCGGACATTTGCGCAGAGAGCCTTTGATTTTGTCAACCAACAGTTAGATGGCGAGGTATCGGTAGACGATATCCGTCAGGATTTGCTTGATAACGGGTTTTCGGAGCTAGATGCGGACGCATTGATTACGGATGCTACGGATATCCGGTCAAATACGGACCTTTTGGAGGCTAATAACAGCTTCGCGCAGGGTGCATATGGGTTTATTAACGAGCAATTAGAGAGTGGTTCTCAGACTACGGATATCATTCAGGAGATGATTGATAACGGATTTGGGTACGATAAGGCCCAATCCATGGTTACGAACGTGGTAAATGTGCAGAATGAGGTGGATACACTGTCTGATGCACTGGGTATCATGGAAGGAAGAGCCGAGTTTGCGCAGACTTCGTTTGATTACATCAATAACCAGCTAGACAACAACGTCACAGAGGATGCGTTGCTTAACGATTTGGTGGAAAACTACGGATTTACGGCGGACAATGCGCAGAATTTTGTGGACTCGGTACAAGACACGCGTTTCCGTGAGACTGAATTGCAGCGTATTAAGACAGCGACGACGACAGGAACTACGTTTGACTTTGGTGGAAGAATGGTTGGGCGGTTGGAGGAGTAGGCGGAACGGGAGACGGCGACGGCGGAACCTATGTTGGTGGTCAGGCTGTAGAGTTAGACGAGTTTGGAAACCCGATCCTGACCTTCGATCCGTTTGGTCGTCCGGTGGGAACGTACACAACGCAGCCTACACAGCCTGTTGGTCCATTTGACGCGTATGCGATGCAGATGCCTGAGACTCCTGCCTTTAATCCCCAGCAGGCTCGTTTGGGTCCACAGCCTACGCAGGTTACGTTGGACGATGCTGGGTTTATTACTGAGCCTGTGTCGTACATTCCAGAGCAGGTTCCAACGGATCCGACACCATATTACAGCCCTCAGTTTAATCAGTTTACTGAGGTTCCCGTGGGCTACGGAGCGACGATGGTGCCTCCGAGCTTTATTCAGCAGCCACAACCTGCTATAAACGAAGTAACGCAAGAAGGAATAGGGGCGTTTTTAGGCAGAACGCCGCCTGTAGGAGTAGCTTAAATGGCTTATACGATTCAATCGGGCGACACGCTCAGTGAGATTGCGGAAAAGAACAACACCTCCGTTGCGGAGATCATGGCGTCTAATCCTCAGATTTCGAATGCAAACCAGATACAAGCTGGCGCATCACTTAATATGGGCAGCGCAGGTTCGGGAGCGTCTACTTATCAGGGTGGCTTTGGTACGGAGTCTGGTGGCAGCAGTCAGGAGCGAGCTCGTGCGATTGTAGGCGATGATCGAGCAAGCGAGTTAGCAAAGCTGTCTCAGCAGAACTTTACTCCAGCGGAAGCGCAGCAGGCGTCTCGTCAGTACGGTTATGTTGGCGGCATTCCTTCGTTAGATCAGAGTATGCTTACGGAAATGTCTGGGGCAAAGTACGATCCGTTTAACACCAAGGACATGGTAATTGGTGGATTATTGGGCGCGGTCATACCGGGCGCTGGGTTGCTTTACACCGCAGCGAAGTACAACGAGGCGTATGAGGATCGTGAGATCGCTGGTCAGCTTATGCAGCAGGGGGATTACGAAGAGCGTGGGATTTTCGGGACCGATTTGTTCAAGGCAAAAGACGCTGCTCAGTATGTTCCGGTGTATGACGAGAAAGATCAGTTGGTTGGGTCTCTTGGGTTAGACGCCTCGGGGAAAGCCCTTGGCTATATGGGTCAACGTATGGAGGGGTATGAGGGACTGGGTTCTCAGTTTATTCAACCCGCAGAAATGCCTCAAACGGGTGGGGGAGACGATGATCGTCCGTCGCCTATTTCGGCGGAAGCCGTTGGCGTTACTCCGGAAGCGGGAGCGGGGGCAGGTTATAGGCCGACACCGAAACTGCCTCAAGTTCCACTGCCTTCAGCGTTGGAACAAACGAGACCTGCTCCGCAGCAGCCTATTACTAAGCCCACGCCTATCCCGGCGGGGTTTGGTCAACAGCCGCGGCAGCAACAGCAGGGCGCAGCGGGTCCAGCTATTAAGGATCCGCAGGGCGGGATTATGACTACTCTCGCTGCCCAGCAGCAGCAGGAGAAGTACCCGTTCATGTACGGCAACGAGTACCAACGTAATACGGCATGAATTTACAAGCCTTACCCGAAGAAGCCCTAAAAGAGATTCTGTCGCTGACGGAAGCTAAGAAGAAGTTGGATTTGCGAGCCAAAGCGCAAGACCAGTTTATGCCGTTTGCGCATCATGTGTATGAGAACTTTATTGAAGGTCGTCATCACAGGGTTATTTCTAAACAGTTAGAACGTGTGGCTCGTGGAGAGTTAAAGCGGTTAATTATCAACATGCCGCCTCGGCACTCGAAGTCAGAGTTTGCCAGTTTCTTAATGCCTGCTTGGTTTCTGGGTCGCAACCCGAAGCTCAAGATTATTCAGGCTACTCACAACACGGAGCTTGCGGTTCGTTTTGGACGTAAGGTTCGAGATTTGATTGACGACCCTGCCTACAAAGAAATCTTTCCGGATACGAATTTGAAGGAGGACAATAAGGGTGCAGGTAAATGGCAGACGGACAAGGGCGGTGAATACTTTGCTGCGGGTGTTGGAGCAGCGGTTACGGGTCGCGGTGCGGATTTATTTATAATTGACGACCCTCACTCGGAGCAGGATGCGATGAGCGACAGTGCGTTTGACAACGCATATGAGTGGTACACATCTGGGCCTCGACAGCGTTTGCAGCCGGGTGGTGCGATCATTTTGGTTATGACCCGTTGGGGTAAGAAGGATTTGACGGGCCGTTTGGTACAAGCGCAGGGCGGCGACATTATGTCGGACAAGTGGGAGGTTGTTGAGTTTCCTGCGATCATGCCGAGCGACAAGCCGTTATGGCCTGAGTTTTGGGAGAAAGAGGCGCTTCTTTCGATCAAAGCCTCGCTTCCTGTAGGCAAGTGGAATGCGCAGTGGCAGCAACAGCCTACTGCTTCTGAGAGTGCGATAGTCAAACGAGAGTGGTGGAAAGACTGGGAGAAAGAACAGATCCCGGCGATTCAGTACGTTGTTCAAGCGTATGACACTGCGTTTTCAAAGAAAGAAACAGCGGATTATTCTGCGATAACGACGTGGGGGGTGTTTACGCCCGACGACGGTGGTCCGGATAACATCATACTTATGGACGCTCGAAGAGGGCGTTGGAACTTTCCTGAACTCAAGGAGATTGCGTATGAGGAGCACGAATACTGGGAGCCAGACATGGTGTTGGTCGAAGCGAAAGCGACGGGTACACCGCTCATTGACGAGTTGCGGCTTCGTGGTATTCCAGCCTTGGGCTTCTCACCGGGCAAAGGAAATGATAAAGTAACTAGAATGCACATGGTTGCGCCTTTGTTTGAAGCTGGGATTGTGTGGGCACCGATGCACGAGAAGTTTGCGGATGAGGTCATTGAGGAAGTGGTTTCATTTCCTAATGGCGATCACGATGACTTTTGTGATAGCATGACACTAGCCTTGATGAGGTTTCGTCAGGGCGGCTTCGTTTCTTTACGGGGCGAAGAGGAAGAGGACGATTTGTACGTTCCTCGTAGACGGGAGTATTACTGATGGCTATGCCACCTCGCCCAATGGGCAGTTTAGTAGATTCAGGGGTTGATCCTGAAGCGACCGAAGGTCTTCCCGACGTTGAGGTAGACGTTATGGAGGCCGAAGATTTTAGCGGCGGAGCGGAAGTCATTGACGATGGACAGGGTGGAGCGATTGTCCAAGCAATGGGTGAAATGGATGAAGAGGGCGTAGAGGTTGAGATAGTTGACCACACGGCAAACCTTGCGGAGTTTTTAGATGATGGCACTTTGGGCGAAATTAGCAGCGATTTGGTCGGTCTGTACGAGGAAGATTATGAGTCTCGTAGGGACTGGGAAGAGACTTATAGTAAGGGTTTGGACTTACTTGGTGTCCAAAACACGGAGCGTTCTGAGCCGTTTGAAGGCGCTAGTGGGGTCACGCACCCGTTAATTAGCGAGAGCGTTACGCAGTTTCAAGCACAGGCATACAAGGAGTTGCTGCCTGCGGGTGGTCCGGTTCGTACACAGATTGTTGGTGTGTCTGACCAGCAGCGTGAGGATCAGGCCCAGCGCGTCAAACATTTTATGAATTACCAGATTATGGAAGTGATGGAAGAGTACGATCCCGGGATGGATCAAATGCTGTTTTATCTTCCCCTGTCTGGATCCACGTTTAAGAAAGTTTACTTTGATCCATTAAAAGCTCGAGCGGTAGCGGAGTTCGTACCTGCACAGGACGTGGTTGTTTCGTATTCAGCTACGGATTTGGCTACGGCCCCACGCGTTACGCATGTTTTAAAGATGACCGACAACGATGTTCGGAAGATGCAATTTTCCGGAGTGTACAAGGACATCGATCTAGGCAGCGCAGGAGACGCGCAAGAGGATGAGGTAGAGGAGAAGGTCAACAAGCTACAAGGCATCTCACGGAGCTACACAGACGATATCAGGACCATTCTGGAGATGCACTGTGATCTCGACATCGACGGGTTCGAGGATACGGATCAGATGGGCGAGCCTACGGGTATCAAGTTGCCGTACATTGTTACCATCGACAAAGACAGCGGACAGGTTTTGGCTATTCGTCGTAACTATGACGAGATTGATCCGATTAAAAAGAAACGCCAGTACTTTGTGCATTACAAATTCTTACCGGGTTTAGGTTTTTACGGCTTTGGTTTGGTGCATATGATCGGCGGTTTAGGTCGTGCGGCTACGAGTATTCTGCGTCAGTTAATTGATGCGGGGACGTTGGCGAACTTACCTGCTGGGTTTAAAGCCCGTGGAGTTCGAGTGCGCAACGACGATGAGCCGTTGCAGCCCGGAGAGTGGAGGGACATTGACGCTCCCGGTGGGAACATCAGGGACTCATTGATACCGCTTCCATACAAGGAGCCGTCAGGAACGCTGGCCCAGTTGCTGGGATCGTTGATTCAAGACGGTCGTCGGTTTGTTTCTATTGCCGATCAGCAAGTCAATAATATGAATCAGGAAACTCCGGTGGGCACTACGGTAGCCATGCTGGAGCGTGGCATGAAGGTAATGTCCGCGATACACAAGCGGCTGCATTATGCACAGAAGAACGAGTTTCGTTTATTGGCTCGCATTTTCAAGGAAAACACGCCACCGGAATACCCATATGACGTTGCGGGTGCGCCTGCCGCGGTTAAGCAGGAAGACTTTGATGACAGGATCGATGTACTTCCGGTCAGTGATCCAAACATATTCTCCATGGCGCAACGCGTTACGCTGGCCCAGACACAACTCCAACTGGCTCAGTCAAATCCACAGATGCACAACCTCCACGCTGCGTATCGACGGATGTATCAGGCGCTCGAGGTCCAGAACATTGAGGAAATCTTACCCCCACCCCAAGAGCCTCAACCTATGGACCCCGCTATGGAGAATGCCAAGGCGCTTATGGGGGACATTTTACGAGCGTTCCCAGAGCAGAACCACGAGGCGCATATCGACATCCATATCATGTTTATGAAGACTCCGATTGTGGCTACTTCTCCGCAGATTATGGGATCGTTTATGTCTCACTTGCAGGAGCACGTCAGTATGCTTGCGAAGAAGCAGGCTATGGACGAGGTCAAGCAGGCATTGAGCGGAGCGAAGATGATGGCGGAAGTAGGTGCAGTAAGCTCGGATTCTGTTGCTCAGTACGAGAAGCAGTTAGAGGTCGACATGCAGAACCAGCAGGAAGTAGAAAACTTGGTCGTTCTGTACCAGCAGAAGATTATGGCGGATGTGTTGGCAAGGCTGATGCCCGAGAACCCGAACGAGCCCGATCCTTTGGTAGCCATTCGTATGCAAGAGTTGGAGCTTCGTCGTCAGAAACAAGAGCAAGAGGCGGTAAACGACGCTGCCAAGCTGGAGTTGGAGACGAACAAAGTCGAGCAGCGTGATCGATTAGACAACGCTCGAATGAGTTTGCAGGAAGAGATTGCGGATGACCGGAACGAAGTTAACCGGGAGCGCATTGCAGTTAACGCTGAGATCCAGCAGATGGCTATGCAACGGAGGGGATAATGCCGCTAAAAAAGGGTAAGTCTCAGGACGTTATCAGTAAAAACATTGAGACGGAAATGGACGCTGGCAAGCCTCAAAAACAGGCTGTAGCTATTGCGTTGAGCAAGGCAGGACAAAGCAAGTACGCTTCTGGTGGAATGGTTAATCGACGATTTAGTCGAATTGCTAGACCGCAGAGATTTGCTGGCTCGTTCTAGTGAACAAGGTAGGGGCTGCGAATGATAGAGGTACTAGCGTTAGCGGGTGCAGTCACTAAAATAGCGGGTGGCATTAGTTCGGCTGTTCAAGCTGGCAAAGACATGAACAGTCTTATGCCGCATTTCGGAAAA